AGATTCATCAGTTATTAAATTTACAACATCATTGTATATACCATCCATTGTTATAAGAACTTGATCGTAAAAATCAGGGACCATTTCTTCTAGTTTTTCAGCTAATTTTTCTGCTTCTGATTGAAGCACAGCTCTTTTCTCCGGGTTTGATTCTCTAGATAAATTTTTTCTCGTCTTACCTAATAAACCATATACTTGACTATAATCTTCTATTACAGATTTTAATTGACTAGCCTGTACTGGTTGTGATAAAACAAATCTAAATGTCTTAATTAGATTATTGAATGCTCTACTAGCGATTATACCACCTTTGTCTTTTGCTCTTTCACCTATTTTATTTTGTTCTAAACGTCTTATAAAATCAGTCTTTGAGATTATACCACTATTTTCAGATCCACCTCTTCTTAAATCTTGCGGACCAGATGCAATATAATTGCTATGTCTCTTGATTTTATCAGGGGTTTTACCTCTTTCATTTAAAATGCTTTCTACGAGCTGTTCAAATTTTGTAATTTTTTTAAAAAACATGATTAAATTATTTATTGTATTATATAAACTAACAAATATATATTTATAAACTTATAGACCGTAGACACTATATTAAATTTAATTTAATATTCTTTTCGATAAATATAATTATGACATTTGAAGAAAAAATCATTAGTAATAGTGATATAAGACAAAAAAATTTAATGCGACCTGCTAAAATAGCATCAGAAAAACCTGATACCGGTGTCACTATTATTAAAAAAGGTGCTTATTATCTTATTAAAGACTCTGCTGATATAACTATTAAGTATTTACCTTTAATGTGTTATGGTAGTTTTACATCTCCTATAACCTCATTAAAAGGTAAATTTACACAATCTGAAATAATAGATTTCGTTGGTAGAGCTAAAGAAGAAAGTTATACAAATCAATTGTTAAGTGTTATTTTAACAGATATTGGTTGTACACAGCCTATTACTCAGATTATAGATGATGATAAAACAGATGAATTAGATTTAACGTTTAGTGAAGACGAAGACGTATATGGTGATTATGAAACAGAAGAAGATGTTTCATCTACATCTACATCTACTACTACTGAAGTGATAGATATTCAAGATGCAAGTATAGTTATACAAAAACTTATTCGAGTCTTTGATGCTAAGTAATAATTAACCAACAAAGAATAATGGTGGGTCAGCATCTCCTTGACCAGGAGCCGCACCTGTCATTAGTTGTTGTTCAAGCTTATCTCTTTCAGCTAGACCTTGTGTCATCAAATCAGTTGCGTTGATACTACCACCACCGAAAAGAGTTACATTACCATACTTACCTCTAATATTAGCTACTGCCATTTTAGTTAGTGCGAGTGAATATTGATAAACCCAAAGCTCTTTTAATATATCTCTTATTGGTCTTTCTACATAGCATGAAATAACGCCATAAAATCTTACGTTACTACTACTAGCATTAGGTTGTGGGTACATTCTTAAAATTTGTGTTCGTTCATCAAAAGAATAAGAACGTCTCGTAGCTAACATTTTTTCCCTTGTTTCAAGCCAATTTTTTAATGTATACCAACTTATTAAATCGAAACCATAATTACCCATAGCATAACTAAAATATGTTTGCTGTGCTAATGTCTGTTCAATTGTAAATAATGTGTTGATACCGGTAGAAGAACCTTCTTCAAAATCTGTAACTGCTATAACTTTACGATAATCCATAGTATCGTAATCAAAACTATTAATAAAGTTTTCGTTATTACTAACTACGCTACCTTCTCTTGTAAAATTATTCTTTACTTGAGGTACAAATAATGAACTTACTGACGGAACTTCACTAACTATTTCTTCATAAAATGTATCAGTAAAGATGTTATTTGCTGATATACCATTCTCTAAAGCTGAAGATAAACTAGATACGGAACTAAACAATGAACCTGGTATCGATGAAGTACTAGTATATACTGTTTCTGAATTATCAATTTCTTTAGTGAAGTCTTTATTTGGAGTTTTTAAATCTTTTTGTTGTGTAAATGTATCACTATTTTGAAGGGTGAATAAATCATCTAATTTGATACCATGATCTTTTTGATATAAATTACTATCAAAAATAAGATATTCTTTAGTATAACCAGCAAATTTACTAAAGTACTCAATAGCTATACTAATATTTTCATATAGCTGATCTCTATGAATTTCGACATTAGTAAAAGGGTAACCTAATGTCCTTAATATTCTATCACCAAGTCTATTAAAATTATCTACTTTTGAATTAAGATTTGTACTTTGAAAACCAGAAATTGGAGCTATTTCACACTTTGACATACAATTATTTAATTAATTAAAGCCTTCTTTGTATAAATAATTATATGGCTTATCACGCAACGTTAGTTCCACCCGTTTCAGCAGGAATGTCTGCTGCATATTTAAGCACGTTTATTGAAACGACCGTTAGTACTGGTACTCTTATACAAGTTTTAGAAAGAGGACCTAATTTAGTATTAATCTGGAAGGATTAATTAAACTTCAGGTACCTCTTCAGGTGCCGCAGCTTCAGGTTCACCACCAGCTTCAGGAGCTACATCAGCTGGACCGCCTCCGAAATCAGGTGGTGTCTCAGCACTAACATCGCCCGCCGGTGCACCTTCCATTCCTCCTTCAGGTGCTGCAGCTTGCTCTAAATCATCTCTCCAGTTAGGACCACCAGCGCCAATTTGTTGCACTTCCCATTGGAATTCAGCATCCTTACGTAAGAACTCTCTATTAGCTTTAATATCCACATCATTCCAACCTAAGTAACGTTTTTGTGCATATGTATTAGATATAAATTCATTACTAGCTAAGTTATTAAAGTTAGTTGCTTTTAATTCTAATTTTTGACTTTCTCTTAATTCATAGAAATTAGTCGGTACGTTAAACTCTAAATGTAAGTTTTGAGTTTTAAGATCATATTCGTGGAATAAACCTTTCAATTTAAGATGGGTTATAAACCCATTCTTAAGTCCAGATGCAAATTGCTGCTGCATACGAATAATAAATTTAGCAAATTTAAGCTCTTCTCTTAAAATAGATTCACCATCACTAAATTGACTTTCCGGGTTTAATCTATTTGTAGGGACTTTTAATGCTTTATAAAGTTTATTAACAAAATACATTAAGTCAGCTAACTCACCTAAGTTAGCACCACCTTGTAATTGGGTTACTGATGTACCTTCTGAACCTGCTCTTTTTGCAAACCAGAAACTATCAAGCATTGACTGTGGATTAAACTTCTGAACCTGACCAGATTGATTGGTATCAAAAGTCTTTTTACTCCAATATTCTTGAATAAGCTTTCTAAGATATGCTTCTGCTTTAGGAGGTGCCATATTACCAACATCGACGTTAAATACTAAACGTTCAGGTGCACGAACTAATCTATATATAACAATAGCATCTTCTACTAACGAAAGCTGTCTGTAAGCTCTTCTAGCATTTTCAATAAAAGGTAATCTAAATGTTTTATCTTGATTCCAAATACCAGAATTTATATAAGATACTTGATTCTCATCCATTGGAATGAAATCAAACTTTTCTATTTTTTCAGGTTTATTGGGATCAAAAATCGGTTTGCGTAAAATATAACCTTTAATGATCATATTTTGAATATTATCATAAATTGGGTCAATTAAATCACTAGGTAACACTACAGCACCTAAAATACCATCATCAGTATAACCTTTATGTATAATATGTTCAAAATAAAGTTCTCCTTCAATTAATATTTGTCTAAAATATTCAAACCCTTTTTTCTCTAATTCAAAATAATCTATATATCTTTCAAATTCATCTTTTATTTCTTGCTGTTTTGTTTCATCTATTTCTGTATTTCTAAATTTAAGATTTATAATATTACCATTTTCATCTTTATTAATACATTCATCACATATTTCATCTAATGCATCACTTACTTCAGAAAATGATGCCATAATGCGATAATCTCTCAATCTACCACTTTTATTTTCTTCTACATTAGCGTAAACAAGAGAATTATAATTACCATCGACAGCAATTTGACCACTACCAGTATTATTATAGTCGTTATTATAAAAAATAGAGTTTTTAGCTAAAGCTTCAACCCTTCTCATACCAGTTTCTTCAAAAGTATTATATTTAGGGTTTAAATCTCCTAGTACTTTATTAAAGTCAACAGATTGATAAGGTAATTTATTTACCAAATTCTTTAAAAAACCAGATTGCTCTTTACTATTTTGTTGATCAGCCATTATAATTATTTAATACTTATTCCACTATAATAAATGTACTACTTAATCCTCTACCACATAAAGTATCTGTATATGATAGGTCAGAAAAATCATAACCAGCTCTATTAAAAGGTATGAATCTTATATTGCCAGATGAAATAGAAGGGGTTTCTAATAACAATATATTATCATTTAATATTTCAAATGGTATTATTTCACCGGATATATCATCTTGATTGGTGAACCCAGTTATTGTTGTTAAACTATTATATACAGATTCATTATTTGTACTAAATAAAACATTTTCTGTATGATTAAACATGTACCCGTTCAATATAACAGAACCTGATGTATTAGATGATATTGTTAAATCTTCTTGTAATAAAATACCGTTATAGAATAAACCTGTTATTTGAGGTTGTCCAGACAATGTAAATGACTCCACATTATCATATAAACTAGAAGATAGCGGATAATTATATGAATTACCGGATAATGTTTCATAATTATCATAATTTTCTAATTCTGTTTCTATATAAAAATTTTGGTCAATATAAAAAATATTACCTGCAGGATTATCAGTATCTTTAAATAACCAACCTTTAATAGTAAACGACGTATCTGCTGTTACACGGGCTTTCTGTGAACCATTTAACTCTGTAGGGTAATTTAAACTTACATCACCATTCCATAATACTTCACTTCTTATTTCTTGATCGACGCTTAATTGAAATTCATCAGGTACTTTCCATGATATAATTACATAAGGATTACAGAAAGGTATAAAATTACTTATAATTTGATCCATATCAGTTTGGTAACGTGATATGATTGAGACAGAAAGAGTTATATTAATTGGTACAGGAGCTTTAATATGCCTTGAAACCTTTTCTTCACCAATATTACCTTGATAGTAAAATCCATCTAATTTATTAAAAACTCTAGTTTCATCTCTACTCACCCCTTTTACATTTACAGCAACAGCGGGCATTGTCAATGTTTTATTTTCATTAACAATATCATATAAAACTCTTTGTTTAGGAGCATATACATATCTAACTTGAATACGATCCTTTTCCTCTCTATTTTTGTTAAATCTACCTATAACTATATCATCAAACGCAGCAACAAACTGCGTGAGCATATCTTTAATTTCAAAATAAAACGGTCTACTTTTCACTATAATTATTTATCCCATGGGAACTGTAACCAACTAGTAGTATATATAGTATTACCTGAAATAGTATTAGATTCTTCAAATTCTGTACCATTTCTTTTTATTAGACTAGCAAAGTAGATATTTTTTGTATCTAAACCATATTGAGAATATAATATAGATTTAACCGAAGTAAATGTTCGACCACTATCATTAATATCATCAACAACTAATATTTTACCTTTTT